TTCTTGGTGCTCACCTGGATGGACAGCGGATAGGCGTCGCCGACCTGACGGAAGCCGTCGGTCTTGACGCCGCTGGAATTGACCGGGGCAAGGTAGAGCGTCCCGGTGCCGGAAAAGACTTTGTAGCTCATGGCGACCTCGTGATGGTTGGTGGCCTTAGGCCACGGTGAACTCTAAAAACAGCCGGCAGTGATAGTAAGGATGCGGCTGCATGCCTGGGTTTCTCTCCTCGGACTCGGGGGTGCCGAGGGAAAAGCGGATGGTGTCGCCGAGCCGGTAGGGGGCGAAACGGGGCTGTTCCACGATCCGGCCCAGGGCGGTGCACAGCTCGCAGATTTCGGCGTTGCCCTCGGCGATGGTGCCGCTGGTGTAGAGGCCCGCGTCGATCAGCAGTTTGAACGGCGACGGCGGCCGCCGGTGAAAGGCGCCCTCATAGACCAGCCAGCGCACGAAAGGGTATTCCTCGGCCTCGGCCACGGCCTCGGTGGGCCTGGGCAGCATGATGTCGATGACCTGGGGCGCGACCAGCAGGCCGGATGGCTTGTGCAGGTAGCGCAGGTCGTCGACCAGTTCGGTCAACCGGGCCTTGAGGGCGGCGAAGAACTGCTCGGTCATGCCTTGCCTCGCACGTTAGTGTAAAAGTTGAGTTCTTGGGTAAGCACCTTAAGAAACTCCTCCCTGATGGCGTCGCCGTCGCGGTCGACCACCCGCTTCAGCACCTCATCGATGGGCACGGCGGCTCGGACCACCGGGAAGCGGCCGCGCAGGCCGGCATCGCCAAGGCCGCGATCGCCGGGCCGCTTCCTGGTCGGGTACAGTTCCGGGGAAAAATGCCTGGAGCGCAGCCGGATCCACGCCTTTTGCTGGCCGGTGTAGATCGAGGCCAGGAAGGCGCCGCGATAGGTGCGCCGACCGGCCTTAACCCCGCCGGTCTTGCCGGGGACCCCGTAGGGCCGCACCGATCCGACATCAAACGGCGACAGTGGCTGGGTGCCGATCCAGACCTTGAGCACCTTGTCCCCCTTGCGGATCGACTCGGAAAAGAACCGCTTGCCCAGGGCCTTCTGCGGCAGGCGTAGCTCCTTGGCCGCCTCCCGCTTGACCGAGGTCTCGATCCGCTTGCGCATCTTGCGCAGGGCCGAGGCAATGGCCAGATCGACCTGGCCCGGGGTGGAGGCGAACCGGGCGAGCACGCTGTCAAGCGAGGCTTTGTCCACCTGCACGTCCAGCATCAGCCCACCTCCCGCTCCAGGGTCCAGACCGTGAACCCGGAGAGTTTGTCGTGCACGCTGATGATGCTCCAGGTGGTGCCGTCCACCACGGTGTCGTGGCGCACTCGCCGCTGGAAGGTGTCGCCGGGGAGGTGGGTTAGCTCCTGGCGCTCGGTCATCACCCGGCCGAACTCATCCGGCTCGACCGGGAGCGCCTTGACCCGGCAGAACAGCTCGACGCCGTCCACGGTGTGCACAGCACCGCCGGTGCGCTCCAGCATCATCTGCAGGTCCTCCTCGGCGAAGATCATCCCTCAATCACCCAGTTGTGTTCCTGCCAATTCGCCACTTCATCGGGATGCACATCGGCCTCGGTGGGCTCGCCGTATACCTGATCTCGGGTCATGCGCACCGTCACCGCCGGGGCCTTTTTGCCGTCTCCAGGAAAAGCCAGGACGGGGTTCGCGGCCAGGCTGGCGGCAGGCTGTTCGGCCTTCTTGGTCATAAGATCCTCCTGTCAGTCTCGTTATCGATTCGATCACCCCAGCAGAATGGCGATGTGTTCGGTTTTGACCGCCTTGACGCCCCAGGCAATTTGGATGGCGATCTGGTTGGCCATGTAACCCTTGTACAGCGCCACCCGAAACGGCAGACCAGAGACAGGATCCACCAGAACCATTTCATCGTCAGCTTTGTCGCCCCCTTCCGGCACCTTGGGCAACCGGGCCAGGAGATGGATGGCGCTGCGGTCAAAGGCCAGGTTGGCGGCGTAGCTGTTGCCGATGGTTATGGCGTTGCTGTCGGGGATAGCCACTCGGGCGCCGGGGGCGGCGATGGCAAAGGCGCCTCCAGACAAAGCCGTGGCGACCACGTATTTGTTGGCCGAGTCGACGGCAAAGGTGGCGATGTCGCCGGCCAGGATGGTGCCCGATCCGGTGTCCGCGGCAATGGCGGTACCACCAATGGCGATGTTCGAGGCGTTATTAACCAGATAGCTGGCCCCGGTGCCCTTGGTATGCTGCTTGATCTGGGCCGACTCGCGGATCTTGCATCCGGCGATGTTGATGAGGATGCCCTGCTGTTGCAGCGACCCGACATTGCCTCCGATGATGTCGGCGCGGGCCTGTTTGCCGATGATGTTGGCGCCGGCGGCTGTGTTGAGTACCAGTTGGATATCGGAGGTCGGCGCGCCATTGTCTTTGAGGATTTTGACTGCCTGGGCCGCGTCGGAGAAATCGCCGGCCGTACCGAATGGAGCGGTGCCTGGGGTGCCATATGCCCTGGACGCATAGGGATAGAGCCCAGCCAGGTCGGTCTCGATCAGGTTGGCCAAAGTGCGGAAGGCCTGGGCGAATTTATTGTTCTCGATGGCGTTGCGCTTGTTGCCCAGCGCCCGCTCATCCTCACCGGTCCAGTAGAAGCGGACCGTCTTTGAGTTGGTCAGCTTCATGGTTCCGGTGCCCACGGTGGTGTCGCCCAGGGCAGGAGGGGTGGCGGCCGGAACGGTATCCTCGCTGACCATGGTCGGGACCACGTCATAGGTGATGTCCTGATTGACCGCGGCCTGCTCGGCCACGCCGTTGATGTAGACGGAAGGGATCAGGCCCACCATCTCCCGGCTGACCACGTCGGCCGATTCGTAGATGTAGTCGATGAGACCGGTAATCGTGTTTCCCATTGCTGTATCTCCTGTAATTTCGGGGTGGTATCAGTTTTTGAGGTCCTGCCGTCAGTCCACGATCTTGACGCCGCTCTTGACGGTTTCGGCCCGTTCCATCAACGACAAGGCGTTGAACTCGGCCCGCTTCATGGCCTTTGCGCCGCCTTGGCCCGGATCTCCGGCAAGCGGAACGGGCTGGTTACCCTGGGAGGTGAAGGCGGCGGCATGCTGTTGCCGGGCCTGTTTTTCAGCGGCGACAATGGCCTTGGCCGCCTCGGCTCCGGTCGATTGCCCATCAAGTTCCAGCTGGGCAATCAGGCCCTCATGTCCGGGGATGCACTGGGCGCGGACGTCGGCGATGCGGTCACGCTCCTGCCGGGCGCCCTGGGCGGTGAGCGCGGCCACTACGCCGGGGTTGTTCTTGGTCAGGTCCTCCTGGGTGATCCCGGCCACGATTTCAGCGGTCAGGGCCACAACAAGCTCAGGATGCTCTTGCTTCAATTGCTGCAGATCCATTTTTTGCTCCTGTGTAGGGATGGTTGTGGGCGTGACTGCCCGTGGTTGCTCAAGATCGGAAAAGACCGTGACCCTGGTGCCGCTGTCGGCGCCCAGGGGGACGAAGGACGTTTCATAAACTTCCGATTCCAGCCAAACTTCGGCCGGTCCCTGCACGTTCTCGCCGTTGACGATCATGGCCGCGTTCTCCCGGATCTCAAGCACGGTCTTGGGCTTGACCCCGATCGAGGCCTGCCAGGGGAATCCCTCCTGGGCCAGGGCCTTGACTTCCTTGGCCGCATCGGTGGCGGACGAAAAGACCCCCTGCACGCGCAGGGAGCCATCGGCCTTGGCCGCGGTCGAGTATCCGACGATTTGGGCGCGGTCGTGGTTGAGGAAGATGGGCATCTGCTGGCTGGCGGAGATGCCGTCCACCGCCACCACCAGCTTGCCCCACCATTGATCGACCACCGCGCCGGTGTAGGCCTCGATATCAAACCCGGTCAGATCCTGGGTGTCCTTCTCCCGCAGGAGCTGTACCCCGGAATCAAAGGAGAGCTTGGTGCACTTGGCCTGCTTGATGTCTATTTTTCGGGTCATGCTTCTTCCTCTGGATTGGTGCTGGCCGGGAGCGGTTGCGGCGCTGGGGCCGCTGCCGGAGCCAGGCCGTTGTCTCGAATCCAGCGCTGCTCCTTGACAATCTGCGGCTGGATCGATTCGTGATCGCCGCCGATCATCTCGGCGTATTCCTGGTCGAGCGTGGTCAGATACATTTCCACCCGCTTGGAGGCGGCCTCGACCGCCTTGACCGGATCGATCTCGCCGGGAGCGTCGCCGTCCCAGCGGGTGCCCAGCCAGGCGCGGCGAATCATGGGATCTTGGAGAAATCCGGGCGCGTTCAACCGGCCAAAGACCACCGCCTCGGTGATGATCACCTCATAGACCGGCTGGCAGAACTGGCTGGCCAGCCAATGCCGGCGGCGGTAGAAGTAGTCCCAGGCGTCGAGCAGGGCGGCACGGGCTGCTGAGTATGACGCGGTGAAATGCTTGATCAGCACCTCGAAGGGTAGTTCCAGGCACATGCCGATCTGGCGGGCAATGGCCACGAAAAAGGGATCAAAGGCGGCGTTGGGCCGGGCCGGGTTGACCGTCTCCACTCGCTGGCCGTCGCGCAGACCGAGCACCGAACCGTAGCCCAGCTCCAGGCCAGTGGCATCGACCTGGCTGGCGGTGTCGCCGGTGGGATTGGTCTGGGTCGGGGCCGGGCCGAACTCCGGGTTGCCAGTTTCGTTGTAGACAAACACGGTGAGCATGCCGCTGACCACGGCCGCCATGACCTCGGCGTCGGTGTAGCGGCCCAGCTGCTTGATCAGCTCGATTACCGGGGCCAGGTAGGGCACGCCCCTGGTTTGGCCAGGGCGGGTCTTGTCCTTGAGGAGGAGGGCCAGGGGCGTGCCGTCCTGGGCAAAGGCGCGGAGGGAGCGCCAGCTCAGGTCCACCAGCTTGCCGCCCTGCAGTTTCCAGCGGCGAGCGGGGTGGCGATTGCAAACATGGAAGATTTCGGGGGCGCCTAGGGCGTCTTTCTGCACCCCGGCAACAAGGGTGTCGGTGTCCTTGCCGAAGTTTGGGTTGCAGATCCGGGCCGCCTCGATCAGTTCCAGGCGGGTGGTGTAAGGGGAGCCGGGCCGGCGCACGCGCGGCAGGTTGACGACCAGGTCGCCGTCTTCGAGCACGCGCAGGAAGGCCAGGGCCTGGAGCAGGCTGAAGGGCAATTCGCGCTCCAGGTCAAACTCGCGGGTTTCGGTGGCGAGGAGAAATTCCCGCTCGGCGACGCGTTCCCAGGCGTCGGCCTGGTCATCGCTCAGGCGCAGCACTTGGCGATCGACCCGGGCCTTGACCCGCAGGCCGCACCCCACCACCTTGGTGATGTTGGTCTTGAGCGCCCCGGCGGCAATGGCGTTGTTGCGGGCCAGGTGCTGGGAATCCTCGCGCAGGGTGGCGAGATCCGGGACAATGGCGCTGTCGGCGTCCATCTCCCGCCGGCCGCCGTGCTGGTTGGCGCGGCGGGTCTTGTCGGCCGAGGCGTAGCCGCCGGAAAGCATGGCCATGCGGGCGCGGGCCTGGAAGCGGCGCTGGCCGGCGGCCGGGTTGAACCAGTTGATCAGGTGATCGGCCGCGGTCAGGCCGACCTCGATCTGGCGCTGACCAAGGGTGATGGTGTTGGGCAGGCGGCTCATCGGGGGATGATCTCGCGCACGCGAATGCCGCCGCCGGAAGCGGCCGGGGTGAGTTCGACCACCAGGTTGTTCCAGTAGCGGATATCCTTGAGGATGGCTTCGAGCTGCGCCTGCTGGTTGGTATCGCCATCCACGGACACCTCTTGGGCGGTGCTGACGCGGCGATGCGCGGCCAGGGCCAGGTCAAGATGGGTCTGGGCGATTTCAAGGGTGATGCCGGCCATGGGGGCTCCTGGGAAAGGTATTCGCGCTAGGTTCGCCCCAAGAATACGCCCCCTCAAAAAAACAAAAAAGGTACCTTTGTCCGGCTTTGTCAGCCTTTGTCCCAAAAAATGCCGGACGCAAAAAAAAAGAGCGGCCCGAAGGCCGCTCCCTTTCCTTTTTTTAAAACCACTCAGGCGGCTTCCGCCACCCGCACCCGCCACGGCTCCTTGAGCCGGAGCCCGTGCCAGTACACCCCGTCGCCGGCCCGGCGCTGGGCCAGGTCGGGCCGGTCCTTGAGGCAGAGGCCGAAGGCGCGCTGACTGGGCAGGTCCTGCAACTCGAAGCCGGATTCCTGCCGCCACAGGGAAAAGGCCCGGTAGAGCCGGGTCGAGCCTTCCCGGCTCTGGGGGTCGAGCTGGCAGCAGGAGGAGACAAAGGCGGCCACCCAGGCGTGCTGGCCGCGCAGCTCCTCGCTGATCTCGATATCGGAGAAGTCCACCCCGGTCAGGCGGGTGAGGATCTCCAGCGACTGGCGGGTGGGCTTGGTCACCACCCTGGTCAGGTCGAGGTGGTAGCGGATGCCGTGGGGGTTGGCCAGGCTGTTCTTGGTGTAGCGGTGATCGACCGTGACCAGCTTTTCCTTCTTGGCCGGAACCAGGGTATAGCCGCCGGTCTTGCGGATCGCGGGCAGGACCTCGCGGGTGACCCAGCGGCGGAAGGTCTTGGCCTGGGGTTTGCGCGACTTGAAAATGAGGGCGTAGAGACCGGATTCGGAGATGATGGTCATTTCCTGTGATCCGCCCAAGGTGTTCAGTATTTCTGAACCCCTTTCGTCCTCGTCAAGGCACCTCAAGGCTTCGGTGATGTTGCCAAGCTCAAGAATAGAACATACATCCTTGCCCACAAACCAGGGCTCTTCCCCGCGCAGAATAGTGCGCACCACCGTGTTCTCGAAACAGAAGGGTTGGATCTCAGCCATGGCGCACCTCCCTGCGGTCCAGGAGCCGTTCCAGCAGGGCCACGGCCAGCACCTGGCGGCGGCTCTGGAGGCAGTCCAGGATCAGGGGCAGCTCCAGGTACATCTGGTCGAGCTGGCGGACGGCGTGGCCATGGGCCGAGTGGCGGTCGCGGCGGCAGGGTTGGATTTCAGCCATGGCGCACCGCAATTGCGGGCAAGGGCACCGCAAGTGCGGTGAGATGGCGGGTTGCATTTCAGCCATGGCGCACCTCCCGGCCGGTGCGGGCCTGGGGATGCTTGCGGTCAAAGGTGGCCCACATGGCCTTGAGTTCGCCGAACTCGCGGATCAGCTCCTCGATGCAGCGCCGCGGCACGGTGAGCATGGGTTCAGGCTCCGGGACCGGAGCGGGCTTGACGGGACGGGGGGCGCGGACGGCCGGACGGCCGCCCTGGAGCAGAGTGAGGTGCATGGCAATTCTCCTTGAGGTCGCCGACCTGACTTTAGTAATTCTAAAGTCAGATCATTTTTTTACCGCCCCGGCGCTGTCAAACGCAAAAAGGGCGGCAACTATGCGGGTTGACAGACCGGAACGTAGGCACCGGCGGGCGCGAGGCCCCCCGCATAGCGCCGCCCAAGGAGAGCAGGGCCATGCTGCGGACGCAAAAAAACCGCCATCAAGGGGGAGAGGCGGCGCGTCCGCCTACGTTGTTCGGGCTGTCAAACCCGGCCACGTCTTTTTTCCGTGGCGAGCATACCGTACCCGAACCTGAGGCCTGGATGCAAGCGGTTTCTTCATGCCCGGCCAGCCAACCCCTTGAATCTCCAGGATGGCTGCGATAGCATGCAGAGAGCCACCACCACCGCCATCAACAGCCACCCCGGAGAAAAGCATGCAACTGCCTTCAACTGTGCACCCCAGGCACATTACACTGAATGGCTACACCTTTGAAGTTGTCACGTATTTCCCCATAACCGACGAGCAAGCCCTCAAGATTGCCGTCAATTATCTCCGTTTTGCGGCAAAGAAACAGCTTCGCAAGAAGGGCGTTCATCAAATTTTGTTTGCCCACGATGCACACTCTCTAGCATTGCTATAAGCAGGGGCAGGTTCTCTTTCCGGACATGGAACTGATCTCCGTTGCAACTGTTCCACATCCAGAAATACCCCTCATCATCAATCGTCATGGAAAAATACAGGTCCGGGTTGCCCGCTATATCGGGATGCTGCGGAAAACAGCACTCCCTTTCCCAGTTCTCATCAACAACCAACACGCCATGCACCTCGGTATACTTGATCATCTCGTTCCTTTAAAATTTCTTGACCATGGGCCTTTGCGTGTGTATTATACACAACATGAAAAGCAAAGAGATCATACGCCGGCTTGAGGCGGACGGTTGGACCCTGCGGGGGGTGAAGGGTTCGCATCACATCTTCACCCACCCGGAAAAACCAGGACACATCAGCGTCCCGCATCCCAAGGGCGACCTGGGCAAGGGCCTGGTCGCCAAGCTGCTCAAGCAGGCCGGTCTCGCATAGGAGGAGCCCATGAAACTCAAATACCCCATTGCCATCGAACCAGGAGACGACACCACCGCCTTTGGCGTCATTGTCCCGGATCTGCCCGGCTGCTTTTCCGCCGGAGACACCTTGGACGAAGCTGTGGAGAACAGCAAGGAGGCCATCTCCTTGTGGATCGAGACCGTGCTCGACGACAACGGCACGGTCCCGGCGCCCGGTTCCCTGCGCGAACACAGCCAAAACCCAGAGTTCGCCGGCTGTACCTGGGCCGTGGTCGAGGTCGACGGCGCCCTGCTGGACGACAAATCAGAGCGGGTGAACATCAGCATGCCCAAACGGATCCTCGCCCGGATCGACCGGTACGCCTCGGCCCACGGCGAGACCCGCAGCGGGTTCCTGGTGAACGCGGCCCTGGAACGGATTGTCCACGGGTGATCACTCCCGCCACACCTCCTTGTCGATCTTGATCGAAGACACATAGTCGCGCAGCTCGCTGGCGAGCAGGCGCAGGCCGCGCGATCCCTTGGCGCGGCCGTAGGCGTGCACCTCGCCCTCCCGCACCATGCGGTGCACGGTCCGCTCCGAGCAGGCCAGGATCTGGGCCGCCTCGGCCGGGGCCACCAGCACGGTCTGATCGAGGAAGGCCTGCTTGTAGGCCAGCACATCATGCCGGGTGATCCGCTCATTCATATCTGCACCCCCTTGGAATACACGATCGGGCCAGCGGGCCGGCCCGGCTGCTCCCGCCTGAACCTGCGCACGCCGATGATGTCGGCCGCGGCCAGGGCATAAACCCAACAGTCCCACTGGTGATTATCCTTGCCCTTGGGACACTGCCAAAAGCCGTGGTCGTCCCGGTACTCGGCGCACAGCTGGCGGGCATAGTCGGTGGTGGTGGCCGCATCCAGGCAGATTGCGCCAGGGTCGTCCGGCTCCCGCTGCAGCTTGCCGGCCAGCTCGTCCTTGTAGAGGGTGACGTTGATGTTGTAGCGGCGAAGCCCGCCCGGGATCTTCTCCATCCTGCCTTCGCGCGACGGGTAATAGTCCATCAGCTTGACCGCCCACCCGGTCTCCAGGGTGCGTTGCCCCTTAATCGGCCGCCAGAAAGGATACTGCTTGCAAAACCGGTAGACCTCGTTGGTGCGGCTGTGCTTGGGCTTGAACGGGTTGGTGCCGCCGCCGGAGTCGATCCAGCCGGACATGGCCCGGTGTTCCGTGCCATCAGCATCCAGGCGCGGCTGCTGGGCGATGTCGTTGAGCTGGGCAAAGGTCTCGACAGAGCCGTGCTCAATCTTGGTCACGGGCAGGTCCTCGCCAAAGCCATAGGCCACTACCTTGTAGTGGAAGCCGATCTGCTGGGTGTCGGCGATCACGGCCAGGTAGCAGGTATCGCGCGGCACCACCCCGCGCGGCTGGGCCTCGTCGCGCAGGCGGAGGATGAAGTCTTCCTTGCGGTCCTGCTGCTCATATTGATAGTCCTCGGCCTCGTAACCGTTGGCCCAGGCAATCTTCTCGACCACGCCGCCGTGCTTGGCCTCCAGCCAGGCGGTGGCGATTTCGTGCAGCGGCACATCGCGGCAGTCCCAGGCGCGGTGGTGGAAGCCCACCGTGGACGGACGGGCCACCTCGGCCCCCTTGATGCACACCCACTCCGGTGTGGCCAGCATCTCCATCCGCTCCAGCTCGGTGATGGCGGAGCCGCACAGGGTGCAGTTGTAGGTGATGTCGGTTTCCGGGGTGATGTCGGCCGCGCTCAGGTCTTCCGGGATGTTGAGGCCGTCGCCACTGGGACGGAACAGGCCGTCGCAGTGGGGGCAGCGGTGATGGTGCTCCCACACCTGGCGGCAGGCCATGGTGCCCTTGTAGATGACCAGCTGGGCTGGGGTAGAGGCGAAAAACCGCTTGTAACGGCCGCGATAGAGCCGGTTGCGCTTCTTGATGATGGCGATGGGGCCGGTCTCGCGGCCGACCCGCTCGGGGTATTTATCGACCTCATCGCCAAAACAGTGCTTGGCCGCGAACGTGGCCATGGACGCGGCCGAGTTGGCCCAGGCCGGCCGGATGGTGACCCCGTGGGAGAGCTTGATCCGGGCGAGGGTGATATCGTTTTCGCGGTCGCCGATGTAGCGCCGCAGCCGTTTGGAGGCCCGCACCAGCGGGATCAGCTTTTCCGAGGTGACCTTTTCACCGGTGGCCTCGGTGGGCATGAGGTAAAAGATATTGCCCGGATCGACATCGGCGGCCCAGTGCAGACAGTTGAGCATGCTGTTGGTCTTGCCCGATTGGTCGACCCCGCAAAACCAGATTTCGCGCACATAGGGCAGACCATAGGTGTCCATGATCTTGACCGTGTGTGGGGCCAGTTCGTGCCGCCAGGGACCGGGGTGGGGCTCCTCGGTGACCACGCGAAAGAGCCGGGCGTGCTCGCTGACCCGGATCTTTTCCGGGGTGCGCATCCGCCGCCGGATCGGGGTGGGGAGCCGGTCGAACCGGACCTGCTGGCCAGCCAGCCGGGCGCGGATCTCCGGCGGGACAAAGGCGGGGATGGCGCGGGGCAAGGGAGTCGGGGACATCATTGCTCACCCTCCCATTGGATATGCAAACTCTCGCCAGCCACCTCGTTGAAGGCCTGGCTGACCACCTGGTCCATGCGCTCAAAGACCTCTGGGGCCCGCATCGCGTCGCCCCCGGCGGCCAGGGTGATGTCAACCTGGGCGTCGTGGAGTTGGCGGCGGATGACCTCGCGCAGGTCGCCGATCAGGGCCGCGACCACCGACCAGGCGGTGTCGGCGTGCAGCCAGGCGGCGTCCTCCTCCCGGCGCATGCGCTCGGCCTTCATCTCGGCGATATCGGCTTCGGCCAGTTCCCGGCGGTGCATCGACTCGGTCCGGGACAGGGCCGACGGGTCCGGCTGCTGGGCCGTTTCCAGGCCCTTGCCATAGACGGCCACCTGGTATTTGGACAGGGATTTGTCCTGGTTCAGGACCGGGAACCCTTTGGCCTTGATGTCCTGATAGAACTTGCCGATCGAGACCGCATACCCCTGCCCGATCAGCCACTCATGGGCCTCCTTGCGAGAGCGGAAGGTTTCGGTCTCAGTGGTCATGGCTCAGGTGGTGGCGACGCGGACGGGATGGGGGCGACCGCAGAGGCGGCCCAGGTCCTCGACCGGATTGAGGGTGGCCGGACGCACCGGGCCGACAAGGGCGGGGCGTTCCATGATCGGAGCGGATGCGCCGGACTGGCCGCTATCTGGCTTCGTCGAGGCCGCTCGTTGCCGGCGGGTGGCGATGCGCTTGAAAACGAGGTAGCCGAGCAGATCCAATTCAGAATCTTCGTCCTCATCCTCTTGCCCACTTTTGATTCGGCTCAGCTTGTCGTCCGCGCGGACGTTGATCTGCTCGATCGGGTCGGCCCGGCTGAAAATGCGGACCGGCTCAAGCACCGAGTTGCCGTACTTGCGATTTTTCTCGATTAAAAATTCGGCGATGAAATCGCACTCCTCAACAATGTCCAGGGCGGTGCCGGTGAGGTGGTCGCGGATCATTCTTTTGGCTCCATGGGTTTGGGCCAGGAGACATCGCCGCTGGCGATCTCCTCCTCGCAGGTTGGGCAGAGCCCGGCCGACCATGTCGAGGACAGGCTCGATATGGTCTCGTCGGGGAGTTCGATTTCTTGGCCGCACCAAGCGCAGAGAATAATCGCTGCTGGCATCTAGGACTCCTTCCGTTGCTGCCATTCCCGGCACTGGCCGCCGGCGGCCACGGCATAGCTGTCCAGACTGCACCAGATGGCCTTGCGGACGGTTGACGTTTTGGCATGGGCGCAATTTCGGCAACGACGCACGTCATCCTTTTGCATGTCACTCGGCCGCCGATAGCCCTTTTTCCAACGGCATTGTTCTGCATAGGTCCCGTATTTATCGGCTATCATGGCTTCAATCTCCTCCTCGCAGAGTGGCCGAACCAGGCGCAATGGATAACAACCATTATTGGTTCCTGATAATGATATAGTTAGATTCAAAGACGAAACAATTCGTCAGCATTTACGAAAAAATCCAGAGTCTCGCTATTATGCCCGTTTGCATGAATAATAAAATGGACTCCCTCATTTGTTTTCTTTTGAACAGCAACACGGAACTCTGGGGTGAATTTCACGTCTTCACCTGTGACTGAGTTCTTCCCTTCAACTTCCATTCTGAGCAAATTTTCAAGAGTCATTTTTTCACCTTTTATCAAAAAGTTAATCTAACAATGCCGCTCAAGCCGACCAGCGGAAGCAGCGTTTCATTCCAAGGCCTGGCCGGTGGCCGCTGGCTGGCTTACCAGCACGTTATGCCTCGTAAACCTCCAGCAACAGAGACTCTATCGTGAGCTTATGCACGCCTGGCCGAAAAAGACCACTGTTGAGGAAATTACTTATCTCCACCGCATCGGCCCAAGAAAGTCCGCGCCCTGGCCAGATTTCGCTCCTAAACTGCTGCACAGGCAGGTCAAGCACCAGTTTCCGGCGTTTGTAGCGGTGCCAATACTTCCCCTCATTTTCCAAACCAGGAGACAACAACCGGCAAAATATCTGCATACCCATCACCTCCCCGCGAAGGTCAGGCAGGCTTCGCCGCGAAGGACACGACGGGCGAAGTCGAGCATTATTTCCCGATCCGGGTCGATGTAATCGGCCACGGTCTCGTTTTGGGCGGCGAGCAGGTCGTTGAGGCGGGCGTTTTCATTTTTGAGGGCCTCGCAGTGGCGCTCGATTGCGCTAATTTTCTCCTCGCTCTCCCCATACATTTTGTCGAGCTTTGCCAAGACCACCATGCGGCGCGCGGCGACCTTGACCGTGGATTCGTCCGACGGCTGCGCCTGCAAGGCTTCCCGGATCTCCGAGACTGTTTCCACCAAGGAGCTATTCTCGGCCAACAGCCGATCTGCCGAGCCTGCAGCCAGCGCCAGGGACGATTCGAATTTGTCCTCCCTGGCTTCTGCCGCCTCGGCTAAATTACGGAAACGGGCGAGCGCGTGCACCAGCTCGGAGATGGCCCCGGTGATCTCGGAGACCTCGGCATCTTCGGGCAGGCCGAGGGCCTCCTTGATATGGCCGAGATCGCGGCCGGCGTCGTCCAGATCGGTTAACCAGCCGGCGGCGGTGGAGGTCACCCTTGCGAGCGTCCGCTCAGCCTCTTCCAGCATCGCCGCTGTCTGCATGGCCGCCAGAGTAATAGCGGACAGCTCTGTTACAATCGAAGCCTCGAGCCCAAGGGCGCGGGCCAGGTCGAGCAGGCCGGGGTCGGCCGGCCGGGTGGGGATTGCTTCGCTGTGCTCGCAATGACGGGGGGCAACCGACACCCGCACCGCCTCAATCAAGCCTGCCCTATCCTCGCCGGTATAACCGACGATCTCGGCAATCCTGGCCAGGGCCTCCCTGTCGATCGCCACCGGGACAGCCGGGTCGAGCATATCCGCCGCCAATTTGCCCAGCGCTCGCCCCACGGCTTCTGGCCGGTTGCTAATGGCCCCATAGAGGGCGGCGCACGAGCCGCAAACTTTGTCCCCCTTAATGCTCTGCACCTTGACACCCGTTCGTTTGCAGTTTTCGCACGTCCCTGTCGTCATTTTACCCATACCCTCCTCCACTTGCGTTTTTAGAGCCGCCAGTTCGGCGGCGTCGATCAATTCCAGGCCAGGGGGCAGGATGCGCCCCTGGCAGACGGCGCAGTAATTCGATCCGACCGCGACCGGACCGGCAAGATTTTCGTTCCAGCCCCGTGCCGAGGCGGCCGCTCCGGCCTCGAGATTTTGCGTGGCCCGGCACAGGGCCTCCCAACTCGACTTGGTCAGGCGGGTGGGCAGGTTCGAGGTGGCTGGGCAGATACGGATGGTAATGGGGCCACTCATGGGTTGATCTCCCTTTTTGGCTCGCGGCCGCGAACCACATAGCCGCCAAACACTTCTTTCATTTCGATGGTGTGGGCAATGGCCTCGGCCCTGGCCTGGCCGTCCAACCCGGCCAGGGCCGCCCGCAACCGTTCCAGTTCCTTCTGGCTGAAGACTGGCCGCCCCTGCCCGGCCAGTTCCCGCCACTTGGCCTTGTCGTTGGTGACGAACACCACCTTGCCGTCAGTCAAGGCGATCTCGGCAACCTGTTGCTCGTTGCTTTCCAAGACCTGGGCCTCTTTGGCCTCTGGCTCTGGCCTCGTCACGGCGCGGCGGCGACCGGTAAAACCCAGCTTGATCTTGAGCCCGCGCGGCAATCCGTCCACCAGCCAGGCAAACAGGTCCACGCCCTGCTGCGCGGCATCGCCAGGATCCTTGGTGCCACCGGGCAGGGCCGGCAGCCGCCGGTACTGGCGATACTGACCCTGCCACCACTCCTGCTCCCGATCCCCCCCCTGATCATAGTCCATGGCGCCCAGGATACAGGTCGCCCGCGAAAGCAGGGTATGGGTCTCGGCATCGGGCCGGGCCGCCGAGTTCCAGGTGGTGAGCGCGCCGATCCGGCCCCCGGTGAGCGCGGCCAGGAGAATGGCGTCGAATCCGCACTCCACGACCACGAACACCTCGGCTTGCGGGTGCAGGACCATGGTGGCCATGGAGGAGCCATCGATCGGCAGGTATTTGATGTGCGCGGCAAAGGCGGCAATATCCTCGTTCAGCCGCCGGATCCGCAGCTGAACCAACCGGCCCTGGCGGTATGCCGGGATAACCCAGCCACGCGGGATCCATAACCGCTTGTCCTTGTCGCCCCGCTGTTTTTCTGGCAGCCCCCATCGGCCGCGCGGCCGGTAGCGATCCCCGCCCTTGCTGCTCTGGTTGTACCCCAGGCTATAGGCTTTGGCGGTTTCAGGATCGATGCCACGGGCCGCCAGCCAAGCCGATGCAGGGGGGTCCTCTTGCAGACGGCGCTGACAATCGGCCAGCAGGTTGGCGGCCTTGTCCTGCCACACCAGGCTTGGATCCGGATAGGTGCGCGGTGACCAGGATTCATAGTGGTGGGGCAGGGACGGCGGCGGCTGGTAGCGGCTGCGCGGGGCCAGGTCTGGCTGTTCCAGGGGGATGCCCAGCTCGGCGCAGGCCTGGGGGAAGGTGAGACCGTCGATCTGCTGTAAAAAAGTGATGGTGTCCCCGGAACGACCGCACTGCCGGCACCAGAACCGCCCCAGGCACTTGCCGGCGTTCTCCCGGGCTGGCCAGATGTGAAACCGGTCGCTCTCCTGGCCCTTGCCGCCATCACCACAAACAGGGCAGGACGAACAATATTCACCGCCATGGGTGGAGGAAATTTTCCGGGGAGAAAGGCCCCGATTTTGCAAAAGGGTCAATAGATCGGACATCTTCTTATTCTTTTTTATATGAAGGAGGTGAATGTATTTATAGAAGAGTATTATTTAGGTTCCCTATATAGAGCTGGAAACTCTCTGGGAAGAAGGTTCAGTAAGCTACAAAGATACATTTTAGAACTCCGGTGTTGGCGGTTCTGGCCCCAGGGCGTCTTCGAGCATGCGCCGCTCCCAGGTTGGATTGAGGGCCAAGCCCTTGTAATAGACGCCGTCACCCCGCCGGACCTGCTCAAACTCGCCCCGGGCCTTGAGTTTGAGACCGAAGGCCCGTTGGGTTGGCGTCTGGTTTTTCTTGGCGTTGAGCGTTTCCCGGAACCAGGTGACAAAGGCGATATAGAGCGTGGTCGACCCTGTGTCCCGGTTTGCCCGGGTGCAGCAGGCATCAATGAACTGACCCATCCAGTCGGCATCGGCTTGGTACTCCTCGGTGGATTTGAGCACGGAAGGCGGAGGCACGATTTTGCGGCCGTTTTCCTGCCACTTCATGCAGCCATCGACCAGCCAGGCGAGGATCTGGACATCCATGCCGGCCAGTTTTTCTTCGATATCGGGATCCGCCAACCGTTCGTTTTTGGCTGGATCCGGGTTTGCCTTGACGAACCGGACCGGGTGATTGACCAGGAAGGTGCGGTCCCAGAAGGCGGGATCACCGGAGGGCGGCACCGGCTCATGGTTGCCGATCATGATGTTGAGGTGGGTCGGGTCGAAGTTGCGCAGCTCCTTGTCATACGGGTTGCGGCCTTCAAGCCGGTCCCCGCCGGTCAGCCGCTTGACCTGCTGCGCCGAGAAACGCGAGCCCTCTTCCACCTCGCTCGACATGGCAATACGCAAACCTTCAAGCTTCATGATGCCCGGGTCGGTTTGGTTGGATGAGCGCGGTTGATTCGATTTGAGGAACAGCTCGCACGGGACAATGGCGGCATAGTCGCCCATGACGCGGACGATCGAGTTGATGAACAGGCTTTTGCCGTTGCGGCCGTGGCCGAGCAGGAAGGGAAAGATGTGTTCGGTGGTGAGGCCGGTTATCCCGTAGCCGAGCAGGATCTGCATGAACTCGATGATCTCCTGATCGCCGGCGTAGATTTCTTCCAGGAACTGGAGCCACCCGGTCATGTCGACCCGGTCGAGCGGGACAAAATCACAGGAGCATTGCTTGCTGATCATTTGATTGGGCTCGCCTGGATACAGCTCGCCGGATCGGAGATCCACCACCCCGTTGCGCACGCCCAGGAGCCACGGGTCCTTGTCGAACTCGGTGCCCTCTATGGCAAACGGGTTGCCAAAATAGGTGTGGGCGAACTTGATGCAGGCGTTGCGGCCTTTCTCCTGGCGCAGCGCCCTGATTTTCTTCTGAAGCAGGTCTATTTTCCGGTTCCACCCACGCGCGTAGGCCTTGTGGTCTTCGTCGTCGTTCTCTTTCTTCGACCTGCTGATCTTTTCCTCGAGGTCGACTATCTCCCGACCGTATCGTTCGGTGACATATCGTACCAGGCCAAGGACCAGGTTGACCTTATCCCGTTGCCAGGCGTGGCCGCGCCACACATACCAAGAGGCGGTGGCCGAGGCATACAGCAGCTTGTCTTCCATCAGTGCCGCGAACAACATGCCATCACCCTCGTTGTCCATGTCGAGGCACTCCAGCACGAATTTGCCGGGCACCTCGTTTGGATCTGGCACCAGTGTCGACTGGCCCTTGCTGTTGATTGCCTCGATCAGCCGCATTGGCTCGTGATGGCTAAAGAAATTTTCATTATTTCAAGTGCCTGAACGATTCAAATGGAGTCAAACCCCGCGAGTCCGTCGACCCGTCTGTCGGCTCGGCTGGAAGGACCCGTGCTTTTCTGGGGTGCTGTGAACCTTGCTTGGATTCTTCTTGAAAGAAAGAAAGAGGGCGGGCGCCGCATCGGCCGCCTTGCCCTGACGGGCCAAACCAGGGCAAGGATAAGGGGGCAGGGCCGGCCAGGTTGCCACACGTCTGCCGATGACAAGGACGTCCACCGTTCATCACTCTTCGCTCGCTGGCTCAGTGGCGGTCTCGGTTTCTTCAGACTCTGTCGTTTCGGCCGCTGGCGTGGCGGCCTCATTGGTGATCTCCGAAGTGGTGGGGCTGGCGGTGGCTCCGGTCGGTGCGCCACTGACCGTGCCGGTCGATTCGTCGCCGCTGACCGAACTGGTCACCTCGTTGTTGATGTGGGTCTTGCTGGAGCGGTAACTGTTGCCGTCCCCCTCCATGGTCACTGAGGTGGAGTCGCCAGCCTGCTGGGCCAGGTACTTGACCGCCTTGACCGCGCCATAGACCGGCAACCCGACCGTGGCAATGTCCTTGACCGCGCCGACGGCCGAGTCCGCCACGTCATACCCCGTCTTGGCCTTGGGAACGGCGGCAATGTTGCGCGCGGTGGTGTCGTCAATTTGGGCAATGGCCAGGGCGCGAAAAGCGGCTTTCCAGGCGGCGGTCTGCTCGCTGTCTGTTGCTGCCTCCTGGGTCACGTCCTTGATGGCGTCGGCCCGCGCCTTGATGTTCGCGGCGGTCTGTCTCGATACCTCGGAGATGGCCTCATACATCTCGGTGTTGGGATCGCCAACCGCCTTGGCGTCATCGACCGTGTGGGTCGCCCGGCCCTCTTGGTCGTAAAAGGTTGTTTTCCGGCTGCCGGTCGAAACCCCGGTGAATACACAGCCTGTCAGGCTGACCAGCACCACCACCGCCATCAGCATTTTCTTTGTCATGCTCCCTCCTTGCTCATGTCACTCTTGTTCATCTGGCTGATAGGGCGGCAGCTCGGCGATTCGGGCCGCGACCATGGCCCCGATCTCGTCGGGCTCAAGGCCCATCTTGTACATTTGTTCGACCATGTTGCAGATCTCCCATATCCCATCCCCACCAGGGGTGGCGGCGTCCGCCCTGCTTGCTCGCTGGGACGCCGCCGTGCGGTCGGGGTGTAAGGAGTGGTTGGGTGGGAGGTCTGGCGAGGATGTCCCGTTGCCGGCAGCAGGGCCGCACCGGCGTGGGGACTGGGGGAATGGGATAATCGGCGGCATGTCAGCCCAACCGGCCGAGGTAAAGCATGGAGCCGAGCAGGCCACCACACCAGAGCACCACGGTGGCGACCCCGGCAAGGGGGGAAGCCGTGAACCAGCGGAGACCCTCGGCTATCTTGCGCATACATCCTCCTTGGCCAGCTCGATCAGCGAGCGGCGCTTACGTTTGGGTTGGGTCGGGCGCTTGGGCGCGGTCGCCTCCAGGGCCTCGGCCTGGCGGACCAGGTCGGCGGCCATGGCTCGCAGTCGGGCCGCCACGATCTCGGCCTCGGTGACCTGAGGCAGGGAGGGTATGGCTGCCGTGCGGATCATTTGCGATCCCGGCCATACCTGGCCACGGTGAGCTCAATCTCTTCATGCGCGGCCTTTTCGTACAACTGCACCGTAGCCAGGTCCGCACCCGCATCGATGACCCGCTGCAGGTCAGCCACGGCCGAATAATCGGCCAGGATCTCTTCATGGATGGTCGGCAGGGGTTCGCGGATCGACTCCGGCCGGGCGGCCTCATCAATGGCTGTCTCCAGATAGGCAATCGCGGCCCTGGCCACATAACCCAAGCCAACCGCATCCATGCGCTCGAACAAGGTGTGCAGCAGCTCCAGGGGGCAACGACAGCGAACCTCAGTATAGGTTGGATCCTGGGCCCAATTATTTGCCGAGCGGATTTCCCGGTTGAAGATCCTGGCCACGGTGTTAGCGCCCAGATACTTGCGCGCGGCCTGGAACACCTGCCACGGTTGCATTTTGTTGTCGTCGGTTGACATGGACATGGAAATTCTCCGCTCTACAATGAACTCATGAAAACCTGTTTTCTTGCATCAAATGCCCGTCCCCTGTACTATCCTGGCAATGCCGCCAAGCATCATGCCCAAGGTCCGTCCAGGGGGCGGGGCTTTTCTGTTTTCCCGCTTGAGGCGAGGGGCCGACCCTCGGCGATTGCTGATCAGGCGAAAAGGGGGGCGACATTTTGCTGAGGCACTCCAAGCGAGCGGGCGATTGACACACCGGTTATGCCCTTGAGAATCAACGCTGCGCGTATTTCGTTTGGTTGCATAAAGAAGCCTTGGCAATATGTTGTTTCGCTAGGAGTTCTAACTGCGCCAATAATCAAAAACCAACATTGCGGCAATATAATTTTGTCATTATTCACCATCGTGAGGCTAAGATGGATACGTTAGGTAAAAGATTACGGGTAGTTATGGGTGCAAAAAAAATAACACAAGTCGTGCTCGCCGACGCTGCTGGGGTCAACCGGACAACGATCGGGCTGCTGTTGAAAGACAAGGTCGAAAATCCGCACCCAAGCACAATTCACAAAATAGCGGAATTCTTAGAATGCAATTCCTCGTGGCTTGAAACGGGCATAGGAGATATGTTTTTTACGGAGGGGGTCGAATCTGAATACAACATTCCAACGGCCAAGCGACTGGCCTATTTGAAAGGAGGCATGACCCTCAAGGCCTTTGCAAAAAAATGCGGCATCGATGAGGTGACGCTGGCTGGTTACTTGGAGGATGGCCGAATTCGCAACAACGAGCACGTCTATAAAATAGCCAAAGCTTTTAACGCTTCGCTGGGGTGGTTGACCGCTGGAGAGGCTTGGCAAAGCCCTACTAAAAAATTCACCGGGTTTTCAGGGGAAAAACACAGAGAAACAGGCGAGCGTTTATATTCAATCAGTCGGTTTATGCACAAGTTGACGATTGATCTTGAATTTTCTTACCCCCTCACGGGAACATTATCAAAACCACTACAAACGGCTGCTGAATGCCGAGATAAAATTGATGCTTTGCGGAGTTACCTCGATGCGAATTTGTACGAGGACAATCCTTCCGCCTTTGATTCAAAAACATACTATTGCGGCGGGCTGGCGACAGATGAGAGCAAGTTTATAGACGAAATGAACGGTCTTTTTGATGCAATTAAACAATGGCAAGAAGAAGAATATGGGAAGAACCAAGCTACCTCGATGAGTTTTGCTCAATTCTTCCACGAGCGCATCCCGGAATTCGGGGACTGGTTAAAAAAACAGAAGGGCGAGCGTCATTCGAATACACTACCTTTCCGCTTATCGGCGAATGGAGAAAAATGATAAATAGGTAACTATCTTTATTGACAATAAAAACACCAAATATATGGAACGAAAGATGGTCAAGGAAGGGATCGCGGTTCCGTGAGCGTCCATCAGCTCCCAGATGGCCGCTGGTTTGTCCAATGGCGGAACGCCGAGGGCAAGCGGGTCCGGGAGTATTTCGGCCGGGGCGGCGACGCCGAGCGGGCGGCGCGGCAGCGCAACCATGACCTCGGCCTGGGCGCTTCCGGACTGGCGGCAGGCCCCACCTTTGCCGATCTGGCCGAACAGTATTTCCTGGCCCGGCGGTCCTCGGTGGCAGCCACCACCCGAACCGACCTGGCCTGGAAACTGGAAGGGGTGATCCTGCCCGCCCTGGGCGAGTTATCGGCCCTGCGCGTGGATGCACCCGCGCTCGATCAGTACGTGGCCGCGCGGTTGGCGATTGGACGCAAGCGCACCAGCGTGCACCGCGAACTGTCCATCATCCGGGCCGTGCTCAGGTGGGGTGTCAGCCGCCGCTTGATCGCCCACAACCCGATGGAGGGCTACCCCATGCCCAGCCGGGATGACGCCATCCTGCAGCCGCCCACTTCGGCCGAGCTGGCGGCCATCCACGCGGCCGCGGCCCCGCACCTGCAGCGGGCCATCCTGTTGGCCGCCTATACCGGCATGCGGCCAGGATCGAGCGAGCTGCTTGGCCTGCGCTGGCAGGCGGTGGACCTGATCAATGGCACCATCTTTGTCGAGTCGGCCAAAAAAGGCGGGATGCGGGCGAGGGTGGTGCCGATCGCAGAGGCCCTGGCAACACAATTGCGGATCTGGTTGCAGGCCGACCGGCAAGCGGGTAAGGTGGAGTTTGTGGTGCACTACCATGGCCGGCGGGTGGAGCGGATCAAAACAGCCTGGCGCGCCGCCCTGGTCCGGGCCGGGATCACCAGGAGAATTCGGCCCTATGACCTGCGCCACCTGGCGGCGTCAACCATGCTTGATGCCGGGGCCGACTTGAAAAGCGTAAGCGAGATCCTCGGCCACTCCAGCCCCGATCTGACCTTGCGCACCTACCAGCACACCAGCACCGCTTTAAGGCGGGACGCAGTAGCGAAAATTGGTAGCCTGTTACCAATTGATAGCACTGGAGATAACGGAAAAACAAAGAAATAAGAGGCGAAAACCGGCCCTTCGGGACGCTGGGGTCGGAGGTTCAAATCCTCTCTTCCCGACCACTTACAACACACCAGGATGGTTAGCGAGCTACCAAAAGCTACCAGCTACCAATCGGGCGGGCAGGACATAAAAAAAAAGGCGACTCGGAGAAATCCTGGTCGCCTTTTTTTTATCGAAGCCAAACGGGACTGCGCTTATGGGTCGAAATCCTCCTCCGGATCAGTCGAGGTGGACAGCTCGCTCTCCCAATGGCAGACCGGGCAGAAAATAAAATCGTAGTCCCAGCCGCAGCCGTAGACGATGGCGCAGTCGGCCCCGCAGCGCGGGCAGGGGTGAGGCGGCAATTCGGGCATCAGGTCCCCCAGCGCAGACGCAGGAACCAGCCCGGCCAGCTCTCGTGGGCGGCCAGGCTGGCGTAATGGCGGTACTGCTCGCCGGTGTAGCAGGTGAGCAGGAGGCGGAGGGCATTGGCGGTGCTGCCGCCGTAGCTGGTTTGGAGCTGGCGGCGCAGGGTGTGCATGGTGGTGGTGCCGAGCAGGCCATCGACCGGGATGTCTGGGTAGGTCTGGCCGTGGCGGTTGAGGCGGTTGAGCGCGACCTGGAGGAATTTGGTGGCCTGGTGGACCCCGCAATTAACGGCGGCGTCGAATACCCGGCAGGCCAACTCCAGATCGAGCGCGGCCAGCTCGTTGCCGCGAATCCTGTACCAAAAATTGGTGCGATAAAAATCGCGCACCGGATCTTCCAGGGCGGTGTCGCGCTGGTGCTCGGTGATGATCCCGGCCGTCCAGTCATCCACGATCATCCATCCCGGCCAACCGGGCCAGAAGCGGCGATCGATGCCGCGATAGGTGGGGCCGCTCTCGGTGTAGCCTCCCTCGGCGGCCATGGTGCGGGCAAAGGCGGCGAGGAAGGGATCAGGGCTGCTCATGGTTGGCCTCTCGTTGTTTTTTATCCATGGCGATACGCTCTTCCATATCGCGTTTGGCCTGGTCCATTTTTTTTGGGTCAATCCACATCATCCGGCGGCGCAGCCAGGCGAGCAGTCGGCGGATCATGGCCACTCTCCCTCGAAAATAACGTCAAAGTTTTTCCAGCGACGCCACTCATCGGCCAGGGTGTCAGGATTCACGCCGGTGAAGGGTTCGCAGCGGGCGGCCACGAAAACTAGGTATTTGGCCACCAGCTCGCTGCAGACCAGCCAGCGGCCGAAGCCGAGGAATTTGGCCAGGGGCGGCACCAGGTGCAGGGGCAGCCGCCAAAGCGGGTAGACCCGGCCGAGGTGCTCGCTCAGGGCGTCAATGGCCAGCCCCTTGGCGGTGGGGCTGATCGAGGCCCCGGAAAAGATGGTCGAGGACGGGCGGGCAATCAGGATGGTCTGACCGGAGTAGCGGTCCAGGTTGGACCGGCGCACGGTCCAGAGCGCCTCGATAGTTTCTCCGGATGCGCTGGTGATGATGCCGGCGTGACCATGGAGGGCCTCGTTGTCGTCGGACAAACACCATTCCACCGCGCGGATTGCGGCCGCGACCGGCCCACGGCCACGGACGACAAAGACGTCTCCCGGTTGGAGCAGGTCGTGGGGGCTACTCGCTATCATCCTTACGCCTCCGGTGGGGGGTGAGCCGGGCGCGGTCCTGGTCCTCGCCTCGGCGGTTCAGACGGCCGAAGATGGCCTCGACATCGGCCTGGATCTGTTTCATGGCCTCGGCTTGTACGGCCAGGGTCTTGTCGAGCCCGGCCAGGTCGCGCAGGTGGGTGATCACCATGTCCTGGATGGCGGCCCGGACAATCCCGCCCACCTCCTTGCGCAGGTCCTCCATGATCTCCTCTTTCTGCCGGGCGCAGGCGCCTTCGCGCTCTTTTTTCCAGACCTCGACCACGCCCAGCCGGGCTGAGAGGTCTTGATTGCCAGCCCCGCGTGCGGCCAGCCATCCGGCGATAGCCGCGGCCACGGTCGAGGCAATCCCGACCAGCCATTGCCAGAGGTTGCCGCCATCGCTCGGGGGTTGCATGGTCAGGCTCGGGGTTTGAGGGTCTGGGCGAGTTTGCCGCCGAGCAGGGCCACCAGGAAGGCCTGGATCTCGCCGGGCGGCACGTACATGGCCCCGGTTCGGTAGGTCAGCCAGGCTTGTTCCAGACCGAGGACCAGGATACAAAACAGGCAGATGAGGCGGTAGGTGCGGCCGGGCATGGGTCATGCCTCCCCTAATTCCGCAATGGGAGACAGACCTGTTTTGCCAACAGCGGCAAAAGCAAGGTCAGTCCCCATTGCTCTGTTGGTGGTTGCAGGCATGATCAAACCTCGTAGGTGCGGGTTGGGCGGCGGTTGCCGGCCGGGCCGAGGATGCGGCCGGCGAGGAGGACGACGCGGTCGCCGATCCGCCAGGTGGCGTTGCTCTCGGCGCGCAGGGTGCGGCCGGCGTCGTCCTGAAGGGTATAGCGGCCGGAGCCGATGGCGGTCACGGTGGCCACGATGGGGGCCTGGGCGGGCTGGGCGTTGACCAGGATCACAGTTCGCGCTCCACTTCCAGGGCGAGGTCTGCCTGGAAACTGTCGCCCTCGCGGATAAGGGTGAGGCCGCAGCGACGCACCAGGCCACGCCAGGGACCACGGCGGCCAGCCACGGCGATGAGCGAGCCGGGGGCGATCCATTGACGATACGGGCCGGTCAGGCTGACCAGGGCCCGGTTGGTGCTGGCCCGGTCTATCTCGACGCGGCCGCGTTCGCGGGCAGCCAGGTCGGCGGTGAGCAGGGGGGCGGTGATGTCCGGGCCGGGGCGGTCGGCCGGGGGGCGTTGGACGGTGACGGCGATCATTGGGCGGCCTCCAAGTAAATGACGATGACGCTGCGCCAGGTCTGGTCCTCAGCCAGGGTCAGGGGCGGGGGCACGTAGCGGTAGAGCAGCACCCGCAGCGGCAGGGTGGCGTCGGCGGTGCAGGGGACGCCGCCGGCCATGCGGATCTGGCGGCCCTCCTGGCGCATGCCGGTGCCGGCGCGGCCATAGTAGTGCAGGCTCACCGGGCCGCTGGGCTGGTGGGACAGCTCTACCGGATCATCGGCCACGGTCCAGGTCAAGGCCTGCTCCCGGGTGCGGCTGACCTCGCCTGCGGCCACCACCATGCCCGAGGTGGGCACGATCCGGTCGAGGCGGAGCACGGCCTCATCGTATTGCAGCCAAAACCAGACCTGGTCGCCGGGGTACCATTGGGATTTTTCGCTGCCGTCGGCGTTTTTGTTGAGGGTCTCGTCCAGCTCGACCGCGACAAAGGCGGAGCTGTCCGCGCCCTCGCCAAACTCGACCACGATGGTGGTGCCAATGCTGCTCATAAATCCGCCACCAGTTGGAGTTGCTCGTTGTTGGGATCGCGCACCTGCCACTTGCGGCAGCGGGTGGTGTAGGTCAAGGTCAGCAGCGACTCGCCGGCCACGCTGGCGCTGAGGGTGCCGTCCTCGCTAAAGGTGACTGTGCCCAGGTTGACCTGGCCCCAGGTGACCGCATCGCGGCTGACAATGGGGTATTGGGTGCGGCCGCTGCCGGCCACGATTTCAATGGTCTCGGTCTCCTGGCGGGTCTCGATGCCGAGCGGCTCGACCTGGACCCATCTCCCGCCGGTGTGGCGCAGGTCAAACGCCCCGGTCCAGGGGGTCTGGTAGCCGCGCACCAGCTTGGTGGTGGCGGTCAGGGTCTCCTCTTCCAGTCGCAGGGTGTCGGCGCTGCTCATCTGGTCGCCGATGAGAAACTTGTTGTGGCCGGAGCGGATATCCGGGCTGCTGGCGGCGGTGAACAGGTCCAGGGTCTCGGTCAGGCTGTGATCCGGAGTGGCGGCCGCCCAGGAGGGCAGGGCCAAGGGGTATTCGGGCTGCACCCGGAGGGAGCTGTCGGGCTGGCTTTGGACCACGGCCCCGACCGCTGCGGCCACCTGCTTGAGCAGGGCCAGGGGGGCCTGCTGGCTGGCGATCAGGGTGGCCGCCGGAATAGCCCAGTCCACGGTCTGCCAGTCCAGGGTCAGGGGCGCAGCCAGGGCGGCGGCAATAGTGGCGGCCAGGCCGGAGTGCTCGCCCTCGATGGGGGTGGCCCAGGGCTCGCCCAGGAGCACGGCCGGGCTCATGGCCTCGACTACATAGCGGGTCTGGCCGTGCTGCTCATCGATGCGGGGCGCGGTGATGACGAACTGAAAAACCGTGGTCTCGGTGGCGCTGGTGATGGTCACCTGCAGATCCGCTCCCAGGGAGCAGCGCAGGTATTCAGCCTCGGTATCGGGGTGGATCTCGCAACTGAGCACGTCCTGATCCAGGTCGCCCTCGATGTTGACATGGCTGACCCGCACCGGCTGGCCCCCTGCCAGGACCGCGACGGTGTAGCGGAGCAGGCCGCTGTCGACGGCGATCGACCAGGCCTGCGCCAGCGCGGCCAGGAGTGGGTCCGGGGCGCGCAGATCCCAAGGCTGGACCAGCAGCGCTTGCGCCGTTGCGTCCAAAATGGCCCACGGCTGGGCGAGCGGGCCGAGAGCCGGGCCGGTGATCAGCCAGGGCTGTTCCAGCTCGGCCACCAGCGGTGCGGCATCATGCCAGGACTGCACCAGGGCCAACTGGGGCGCGCCCATGTCCCGCCAGGGCTGGTAGAGGGCACACCGCCGCACCGGCGCATCCTGCCAGGCCTGGCGCAGGTCGGCGCCCAGGCGCAGGCTCCAAGCCTGATCCAGGGCGCACATCGCCCGACCATAGACCACCGGCGGCGGGTCGCCGACCAGGAAGACGAGGGGATCCGGCGGGGTGTAGCCGCTGGCAACCTCGAAGACGAGGGGATCAGGCGGGGTGTAGGCCATCAGTCAGCCACCAGGTGGGTGTGGACGACGCAGTTTTCCCCGACCTCGCCCTGGGTCACCATGGCCCAGCGGGTGGCGGCAAAGCCTGGCACGGTGAAGCTCACCGCCCCGGTGGCGGGGTCGCTGTCGGCCACGGCCATGGCGTTCTGCAGGTTGTTTTCGGGGTAGAGATAGACCTTGCGGCCGCGCGGGTTGGCGTCCGGGTCCTGGACCGTGGCCGAGAGGGTCACGGTGCAGGGGGTGGCGCTGTGACGGGCCAGGCCAGGCAGCAGGGGCAGATGGATGGCGGCCATGGCTCAGTACTCCCGCAGCAGGGTGTAATTCGATCCGTTGGTCTGGAAATAACGATAGTTGGCGACGCCATCGCTCAGGGTGCCCTCACTGGTCAGGCCGCTGCCGTTCACCAGCCGGATGCCGGGCAAGGGCCCGATGCAGGAGTTGGTGGCGGCGCAAAAGATCTCGGCCATGGGATAGGAGCCGCCGGCAAAGGTGTCGGCGGAGGTTGATGGGTGGGAGGTGATGCTGTCCTTGGTGTGCGTGGACGATTTGGCGCCGGTGTGGCTGAGGACAAACCCTCCGCCGGAGCTAATGCCATTGATTGAGGCGGTGTTCCAGGCGCTGAACTCGCCCAGCAGCTTGGCCCCGCTGGCATAACTGGCCGCCACCGTGTCCAGGGTGACCACACTGCCCTCGATGGCGCTGATGGTCACCTGCTCGCAGTTGGCATTGTCGCGCAGATGGAGCTTGCGGCCAACGCTCCATTCTGCCGGCACCGCATCCACGGTCACGGCCACGCTGCTGCCGGCGGTGATCGAGCCGCTGCTGGTGGCCACGGCTGTGGCCCAGCGGGAGTCGGGGCAATGGCCGGCGCCGCTCAAGTAATAGGCGCTGGCATATTTGACCACGCCCCAGAAGTGGTCGAGATTGCCGAACACCCACAGGGTGCAGGCGGTTGAGTTGGTGTTGGTCCAGTTGTTGGCCGTTCCAGCCGCGGTCACCCCGGTATGGGTGGCGGCATTCCAATACAGGTAGGCGTGCAGGTTAATGTAGCCGCTGGCAAGGGTGACCTTGACATAGAGATCCTGGTCGCCGTTCTCCCCGGGCGAATAGGCCACGAAATAATCGTTGTAGGCCACGGTGTGCTGGTCGGTGGCGTAGACCGCGTCGTGCAGGGTCCAGCCGATGCCGGTGGTGGAATAGTCGTAGCTGCCGTTGCGCTTGCACAAAAAATCGCGCAGCCGCTTGAAGGCCTCTTTGTTGTCGGTGCAGGCTCGACTGACCAGGCTGGCTCCTGCCATGGCGGGCTCCTAGGCGATGATGGTGGAGTAGCGGCACTTGCGGCACCCAAGGATGCGCAGGCCATCGTGGTTTGCGACCAGACCCAGACGGGTGCCGCAGTGGGGACAGGTTGGGCCGGAGGGCGCGGCCGGTCGCCCTGGCGTCCCGGCGGCTGCGGCCGGGTCGGGCAGAGTCTGGGCCGCGGCGACCAGGGCCTGCATGTGCGCCTGATACCTGGACAACACCTCGGCCGGGGTCAGGCCCAGGGCCTGCATGCGGCTGGCCACGGCCGCCACCAGGTGCAGGTGCGGGCCGGAAAACGGGGCGAGCATGGGGTCGGGGCTCATTCGCACACCCATTCATATAATCTGGAGACTCGCTGGCCATACATGGCGTATTGCGGGTTTGGGTCCTGCAGCATGGTGCAGCAGCCGCCGCTGTAGGTGGTGCGTCTCCCACCAAGACACTGATACCGCAGGCACAGAGCCCGGTTGGGGTCGCCCAGGCTGCCGATGCTGGTGATGAGCAGGGTCGAGCAGTCCAGCTCAGGGCAAGACCCATAAAATCCGGCGACGGCATAGGCCACGTTGACCATCCAGGGGCCACTGGTGCGAGTGCTGGGCAGGCTGAAGCTGCTGCCGCACAGGTCGGAGGGACCATCAGTGTCGGATGGACCGGGGGCAAAGCCAGGCGGCCGCGAGCAGGGATCCTCGACCGTGCGGGGCACCCATCGGCCCAGGGTCGAGCGGATGGTGCAGGTAGCCTCGGTGTTGCAGGCATCGGTCACCTTGACCTCGCTCCAGCCGCAAAAATCCTCGGGCGAGCGCAGGTAGACCGTCCGGGCCAGGGGGCCCTCGGCCACCAGGGTCATGTCGCCCAGGTCCCAGACAAAAGGCGGCACCCCGTCGAGGGCGGTCAAGCTGAAAAGGGACTCCGGCGGCACCACCGTGTCGTTGGGTAGGTGGACCGGGATGCCAGCCTCGCAACAGTCACGCGCGTTCAACTGCTGCCGCCACTCGATCGTGCCGCAGTTGCCGCTCTTGGGGCTGACCGCGACAAAACGGACCAGCGGGGCATAGATCGAGGCGTACATTTCCCTGTGTTTGCAGGGCGCGCCGGCGGCGAGGATGCCGCGCCGCACCCGGCATGGCGGCCCCTGTCCCTCGACACAGCAATTCTGCTTGTAGAAATCCGGATCATCCATGTCGCCATCGGTCTCCCCGCAGTTGACATAGGCCACCAACTGCGAGCGGCTGCCGAGGTAGTGCACGCCCGGGCCGGTACCCTCCGGGCAGGGCACGTCCATCTCCAACTCAGGGAAACTCTCTGCCACGTCTCCGGAGCAGGCACAGCGGGTATACTTGCGCAGGATCTCGACACACCGGGTCTCGTTGTCCGGATCGCTGCTGACATCGTAGCTGGCCGCGCAGAGCAGGGGCTCGTCCTGGTCGGCGGCCGCGATCTCCGGAGGCTCCAGGGTGCAGGTGGCCACCAGGCGGTGATAGAGGGCAGCCGACTCGGCCGAGGTCCGCTCATCGCCGTCCAGAGGCGCGGCCACGCGCACCGTGACCAGGTCGTATTGGCTGAGGTAGCGCAGCACCAGCAGCCCGGTGGCGGGCTCGCTCAGATTGACCGTGCTGCCGCGCAGACTGACCGTGGGGGCCTGGCCGCTCTCGGTCAGCACCCGGCCCCGCCAGCCAATGGCGGGCCGGCCCTGCACCGGCCAGGGCAGATCCTGGCTGCTGTCGCCGGAAAAGGACAGGGTCTCGCTCACCTCTTGCTGCACCGCTACCCTGCGCACCACCTGGCCGCCATCGATGACCAGGGCATAGGGCTCGCCCAGGTGCGAGCGCACCACCTTGACCTCGGCCTGCCAGCTCAGATCCGGTCCGGCGCAGGCATCGGTGGCCAGGGCCTCGACCACGGCCTGGGAAAACTCCTCCTCGCTGACCGCTGGCTCCAGGGTGGGCGTGCCGGGCTCGGCCTCCGGGGTGGTCTCCTCCTCGGCGGCCGGCTCGCCCTGGCCCCAGGCCTCGGCATCGCAGGGCTCGACCCCAAAGAGCTTGTCGATCAGGCCGGCTGCCTCGCCGAGAGAGGCGAACTCATCGACCACGCCCACCTGCTCCAGCCGGATCCACCAGTTTTCGTCGGCGCCGGCCAGCGGCCGGGCCTGGTAGGTGAGGGTCAACTGGCTATTGGCGGGCATGGCGCACCTCGAGCACGCTGCCGTCGCAGGCGTCGTAATA